ATGGACAAGAATTTTTACAATAAAAGTTCCTCAGACAGCTTGGGATGGCTTCCTAGCTGGTTTGGTTGTTCTGAATTTGATAACGACTTAATAAAGGCTGTACAGAAGTGGCAACGGCAACATAGCCTTACAGCCGACGGCTTAGTTGGCCCTATGACGTATCGACGCCTTTGGACTGCCCGGGAGGCCCTGATCTCCGCATATGCGCCGCAATCGCGATGTCCTGCCATGGCTGGCGAGAAATTTATTGTTCATAACAGCAATTTCATTCCCATTGAGTGGGATAAGGTAATTTTATGGGACGAAGCAGATGGTTTCGCCGCTAAACGGGGAAACTATACTGATTATTCTGGAAAACCGGATCGTAAGCCAACCATGTTTGTAAATCACTGGGATGTGTGCCTTTCTTCCGAGTCCTGTTCTAAGGTTCTTAATAAGAGAGGTATTTCCGTTCATTTTCTCATCGATAACGACGGGACGATATTCCAGACGCTAGATACTCAACATAAAGCTTGGCACGCTGGTATTCCTCGTTACGAGGGCGGGAACACAAAAGGTATCGGTGTAGAAATTAGTAATGCCTATTATCCTAAATATCAAGATTGGTATGTCAAACATGGGTTCGGAGAACGACCCATACAGGAGCATGGGTATGTTCACGGACAAACCCTCAAGCCTTTCCTGGATTTTTACCCCGTCCAGATTGAGGCCCTTAAAGCTTTATGGAAGGCCGTTCATCAAGGAATAAACATTCCTCTCGAATATCCTAAAAATGCAGAGGGGTTTACAGAAACCGGTGTGCATCGCGATTGTCAATATGGCAAATTTCATGGATTTTGTAATCACTACAACTTTATTAGGAGCAAAATCGATTGTGCAGGTCTTGATTTGCCCACCTTGATTGAAGAAACTAAAAAATCGCTGGAGCAAACCTAAATGGACCCCCAAATTAAAAAAGAAAAGAACGTAGAGTCTTTATTAGCTGAACTGACAGCCAAAATTGACACAATTAAAGAAAAGGTGGATAAATTGTGTGAAACTACTGGTTGTTTGGATGCCAAACCTATACCAAAAAAGAAAGAAAAGAAAAGATAAGGTCAGCACGTTGCACCCACCTCTAGTTAAAACAGGAGGTATGTCGCTATGTTACGTACGATTTTATTAGTATTATGCGCGTCTTTTATCGCGTGTACACCCCCTCTTGGAGAGGAGGATAAGGGACTCAAAGATATTGGGCCCGAAGATTTAGAAGAGACGGTAGATCTTTTTACACTACCGAACACACATGATATGGACCCCTGGGACTTGCTGCCGGCTAGCCCCATTACTTGGAACACCTGTGCATGCGTAGAGGGTGATCACCCGTGTAATATCACCACCACAGATCATCATGGAAATCCGTTTGGGCTTTATGCCCTTTATGGACGACCTATTGTTTTGGACTTTTCAGCTGGATGGTGCGGGCCCTGCAGGGCAGCGGCTGCACATGCCCAAGAGGTACAGAATCAATATCGAGATTCTGGACTACTGTACATTACAGTTTTGGTAGAAACGTCTACTGGGGATGTACCCACGCAAAAAGATATTAATGAATGGGCAGCGACATATGGTAATACTGATTCTTTGGTTATTGCCGGCAGTCGGGCGATGCTTGAAAGTGCCGGTGGTTCTTGGGCCCTAAGTGGTTGGCCTAGTTTCTATTATATTGATCGAGAAATGGTTTTACGAGATATTGACCGAGGTTATAGCGCTCAAGAAGTTATTCATTCAATTGAGTGGCTATTGACCTTGTAGGTGTCTGGTCGCGACGGGGTCGACGGCCTAAAAATCGGAGATCTAGTTGAAAAATTACAAGGACACCGCGGTGGTACTCTCGCTATTATAACCGACATGTGTATGGAAAATTATTATCAATTCAATCCTTGGATTAGGATTGTTTATGTGGACGACGTCGGAGGCTACGAATGGGTGCACAGAAAAGGGTTAAAAATTCTCACAGATAAGTAGCGTTTGTAGAACTATTTATAGTAATGGCAAACTTTATATCCATTAAGTGGGATCGCTTTTTGACAGAAGGGGAAGCCCAACATTTCCCGTGGCTTGAAGAGATTAAGAGCGTAGATCCCGACGAACTTCGTAATTGGATGAATAATAATTCTGACCGCTTTATACCAGTCGGGAAAGGTTCCTTCCGAGGGGTCTACGTGCCGCTTGAGGATCAAGACTATGTGATTAAAGTTGTCCACGATCTTGACAAGCACAATCTCCAGATGAACAAAGATGATTTTGAAACCGCAAAACGATATCCTTTCATTTTCCCCAAATCTTATGCACATGCCGATGATTTCTCTTGGATTGTGACTGACTGGACGAAGCCAATCACTTGGCCAAGTCAAATGCAGAAAGTTTTGGATCAGTCTTTTCCCAAAGAGCAGGAAGCTTTATTAAAAGTCGCTGACAAACTAAAGTTTAACCCGGCAGACCCCTTTCACGTCATGAAGATGATTATGGCATCTTTTCGCGACGACAGACCGATTAACGAAGTCGAATCTAGAGCGACAGCCGAAGACCGAGCACAGTTGCTTCAACAAGTGCTGCCCCCCGTTGCAGGCAAAGCATACCAAGAACTCAGCAAGGCAATGCATGAATTCGAAATCGACAAATATGAGCTGGGAAAGGGTAATATCGGCCACGACGAGGACTATAACTTCAAGATTATTGATTCTTCGGTATTTGATTCGGGTTGGGGGGACGACGAAGAATGAAACTCCTACTTGAAAACTGGCGGAAGCATCTAGAGGCTCAAAATGAAACATATTTCGAACACATGATAGGAGCCTGGAAGATTGTTTGGATGTTAAAAGTATTAAGTTTTAAGTGTCTTGTACACTCTTTTTTGCCATTTCTATTTACGGGCGCCGTCTCTAGCAGGATAGAATGCTTACAGCGCTTAACACAGCGTAATAAAATTAATTCTTGACACCCTTTTTATATTTGATATACTATAAATGCATAAAAAGGTATATTTATAATAATGAAACAGATATTAAAAGAATGGCGAAAGTATCTCGCCGAAGAAGACAACCTTGAACAGAGCCTTTATTCCTTTGACTTCGATAATACCCTTATCCGTTATCATACCCTAGAAGACGGAGATGTGGAGTATCTCGGACCGCACGAAGTAAACATTCAGTTAGTCAAGGACTTGGTTGCTGAAGGAAATAAAGTTATTATTGTTACGTCGCGAAGCAAGCTCAAGGGCGCCAAAAGAGTGTGGGACCTGGCTCCCACACCCGAAGAAGCAATTGAAATGTTTGGTTTGCCCGTCGAAGAAATATATTATACACGGGGAGACTTAAAGGCAGACAAGCTCATGGAACTTGGAGTTGTCAAACACTGGGATGATGACGAAGATGAGGTTCTTGCCGCGGAGCGAGCCGGTATTGAAGCTGAACTCGTCCCTACCGAACAAGGAATGACTGATCGTTTACGAGATAAATGGATAGGTCGAATGGCAAACGAGAAAGAAGAAACTAATTAATAGTGCATTGGAGATTGCGTTATGAAAAAAACAGAACTTTTGAAGATTATAAGAGAAGAGGTTGAGGTTGTTTTGACAGATGCCGAAATGATTGAAATGTTTGACCTCGATCCCTCAAAACTTCTAGATGAAATGATGAGCGAAGTAAGTCGCGAGGAGGGGGGCATGGATGCCATTTCAATGGCTGACCAGGAAGGCGCTGTAGATCCGGAGCCCGAGAAGCGTACGAGCCGACAGGACCGCGTACAGAAGCAGCTTGATAAAGGCGGAATGCAGCAGCCATTGGAGAAAATCCAGGCGGTACTTACTACTCTACCGAGCGAGCAGGCGAAGGCTGACATGTTTCTGAAGGTTATTTTTCCAGCTCTAGGTCTTGGAAGTTCTCTCGAAGCTATTGTTGCTTTTTCAAACAAACTTCGTGCGCAAGCTAGGAAAATTTAATTTTCGATGGCCGTAACTTACGATCAACTTAAGGCCTTCGTCAGAGAGGCCATGTTCACCGGAGGTGGTATCAATACCCCTTCGGCGCCTCAGGGTGTCCCCCATAGGGAGCCGGCGGCGGATAATGATGTTAGCATGCAAGACATGGGCGATAAAAAGTCCAACAAGATGTATGAGATCGCTCTAAAGGCCAGAGAGGCCACTGAAGAGCTTATAGAAGCCTTAGATGACCCGATCTATGATGATGCCTATGAACACGCTTTTAAGGCCTCTGCGTCGCTTCGAAGGGTGCTTAACAGCTTGGAAGGTGAGGGTGCTTATCCGATGCCAGATCAGCGAGTCGTTGCCCCTCCGCCGGACAGGCAGAAATATTTTGGTGCTGGCGGCCATATGCCTATGACATTTTCTCCCGGTGGGGAACTTGAAGAGGGCGGAAAATGACCGGATCACGAAGACCCTCCGGAGGAAGGTAAAAAATGAAAATCACACGCAAAGAGCTTCAACATTTAATCCAGGAGGCTGTCAGCCAACAGCGGTCTGTTCTGCTGGAGTACCCACAGAATCCCGAGGAACAATCTTACGAAAAAGATCCCGACGGGTATGAGGGAAACATGTCCAAAAGGGAATTGTTCCATATGAGCCAGAAGGCTCAGCAAATGCATGATATTTTAGCGGATGATGAAAACCTGGAACCATGGGTGTCCTCCAAGATTACAAAGGCCGCGGCAATGATCGGCTCTATCTTCGATCATATGATGTACGAAAAGCATCCGGGGCACGTCAAGGAATAAGGTGTGACAATAAGAAGGATCCATATTCTTTCTTATTTCCTCATTTTTCTTATTCTATCCGACCTTCTAGCTACAGTTTATTGGATTTCCACGGGCGCAGCCACCGAGGCAAACCCGATCATGGATTATTATCTTAAACACTCAATTGTGTTATTTGCGTTTGTTAAGTTATTTATTAGTTTTGTAAGCCTCTCAATTTTGTTAAAGTTCAAGCGACGCTTTAAGAAATTTATATTCCACACCCTTTTTGGTCTTAGCCTTATATATCTGGGTGTTTTTAGCTGGCACGTAACAGGATTGCTATTTCTATTATTTCAAACTAATTAATGGGTATGCACAGCTGTCACAACAATACAAATGATAACCTGTCCCATCTTGAACAGATGGTTAACGGGTTTCTGCCCTACTCTCAAGAGCAACTTGGTTTTGATCAGGATGTAAAGATTATTTTTCAGTCAGATCCCAGCAACGCTGATATTCTTTTGGGAAAAACAGCCCATTATAATCCTGAGACTTTCGAGGTCTCTTTATTTACAGACAAGCGTCACCCCAAAGACATAATGCGTTCTTTGTCTCATGAACTGGTTCATCACGCGCAGAATTGTCGAGGTGATTTTGAAAGTTGCAAAGACACGGGTCCAGGATATGCGCAGCGGGATCCGCACCTCAGAAAAATGGAGAGAGAAGCATACACCAAAGGTAATTTGATCTTTAGGGACTTTGAGGACCTAATTAAGAGAGGTAAGATTACCATCGACGTTAATTTTAAAGATTCAGGAGAACCACAGATGTCACTTAAAGAATGGAAAGATAATGAGCTTAACACTCTCTTGTTGAAGAAGTGGGGACTTCTTAAGGAAGAAAAAGGCCACGAGGGCTCTTGCGAAGAGGCACACCCCGGTGAGGACCACCCAGTGGCCGAGACAATGTACCGCGATGATGAATGCGTCGATTGGGATGCTGAAAAGAAAACTTGTCTGGATGCAGTTAATCCCGAGAGTAGCGATATGACCGGCGATCAATATGGCATGGAAGCGAAAATGGGCCTCAAGAAAGAAGCTACCTCTGGAAAAATTTCTGTAAAAGAAGCAAAACAAATCACTCGACGTATTATCGAGCGTATTAGAAAGGAAGGTAAATAATATGGTTGCACCAAACGTTAAGCGAAGGAGGCTTGCGGCTGCAAAGGCGGCTGCGGAAGCATTGCAAGCACTAGCGGAGGAACAAGTTGCCGCGGCGGAACAGGCCCGGGCTGCGGCCGAAGCTGAAAAGGCTGCAGCAGCAGCTAAAGCTGCCAAAGAAGCTAAGGCTGCAGCAGCAGCTAAAGCTGCCAAAGAAGCCGAAGAGGCCGCTAAGAAGAAGGCCAAAAAAAGCTCTAAAGCTAAGAAAGAGGAGGAGTAAAAATGTCAGCTCCATGGATTATTACACCACCTCGGCCGGTAGCTGAGAAAGTGGAGGGGGCCTCCGCTCCAGAACCAAAGGCGCCGGCGCCCAAGAAGCCACGCAAAAAGACTTTAAAGACCACTACCAAATCTAGTGAAAAGTAATGACCGACTTACGACGCATGACCCGCGAGTTCTTGATGGGCGAGGGCAAAGCTCCTAGCTTGGCCAGCTATATTCAGTCTGTCTCAGAAGTCCTTAACTCAATTACTCCTCGTAGTCGAACTGATGAACGACGGATAGAGGTAGCCAAAGCCAACCTCAAGGAGGTCAAGCGCCATTCTCGCCGGCTGCAAGAGCGGGTGAATGTTCTAGAAGAACAGGTAAAGGTTCTCGAAGAAAGCAAGGAGTAAGGGTGCCATCATGACGCTTTTAAAAGAAGCCAAGGCAAATACACATCTTACACACCTTGAAGAACTTGTTCTTACACAGGGGCCAAAGGGTTATGATATGGCCCGGGCGTTTTTATTAGAGTTATTAGAGACTCTCAAGGGAAATTCTCGCTCCCACGTTCAGACCTCTGTTAAGTGGGATGGCGCCCCCGCAATATTTGCCGGTATCAACCCTGAAAATGGTAAGTTCTTTGTTGGAACCAAATCTATTTTTAACAAGGTTCCCAAGATTAACTATACCCCTCAGGATATTATCGACAATCATGGGCATGCACCCGGACTTGTTGACAAGTTAACTAAAGCATTAAAATATTTGCCTTCTCTCGGGATCACAAACATCCTGCAGGGTGATTTTATGTTTGATGATGAAATGCTTGAGGTCACAGAGATTGATGGCGAACCTCATTATCGGTTTAAACCCAATACAATTGTTTATGCCGTCCCAGTTAATTCTGATTTGGGAAGAGAAATAGGCAAGTCTAAATTTGGTATTGTTTTTCACACAACCTATGATAGTCTTGATGGAGGCGCGAGCTTTGGAGCAGACGTTAGTGAACTTAGGCGTGTTCCGGGGATCTGGTTCGATGATGCGTTTTTTACGGACGATACCGGGACAGTCACGCTCACTGCCGGCGAGGAAGAGCGTGTTATCAATTTGGTTGCGAAAGCAGACCAAGTCAATAAAAAAATAAATTATAACGATTTACCGTCCGATCTCTTAAACATCTATATCAATAGCGAAATTAGGGGTGGGGAGTTCCTTGAGAGCCCAGAGAAATCGTTCCAAGGATTCTTAAACTGGTACAGCAGTAAGCTGGAGAAGAAGATAGACAAACTAAAGAGTGAAAAAGGGAGGATGCGAGCCTTTAATAAAGGAGAGGAGGATCTTCAGGCTTTTCAAAATAAGAGAGAAGATATGCTAAATCTCTTTAGGGTCTCGCGACTTCTGTTTGAGGCTAAAAATATTTTCATTGCCAAATACAATAATGCGGTTTATAACACGAAGCATTTTATCGACGATGGTTCGGGGGATTTGGTAGTTACCAATCCCGAGGGCTATGTGGCTGTGGATCACGAAGGGAATGGTGTTAAGTTTGTAGATCGCCTAGAATTCAGCCGGGCCAACTTTATGGTGGATAAGGGCGATAAATTTGCCCAAAACGAAAGCCTTACTGTTTACTGGGGAACTAATGGATTTTCAACTACTAAAACTCTTAAAGAGTGGGCCTCTAATCTGCCCGCTCCCGCGAAAACTAATGAGGCTTTGTACAAAAAATTACAAGCAGGAATTCCCATTACATCTCTTATAG